CCGGCACCCTGTCCCTTCACCCGGACTTTGTTGGTACCAGGTGTCGACCAGTAAACCTGCGTTGCGCGAATTCTGCGCGTTCCGATCATCCGCCCGGTCGCCAGACGTACTTCGTTCGCCAGCGCGCCGACATCAATCACGCCTTGGTTAACTGGCGCGCTCCACGCCTTGATACACCACATCACCGCCACGTTACGCGGCCGCATAATGCCGCCGCCTGACGGGTAAGGGCTGTAGCTCACATTGACGGACGTGAAGGTAATCCCTACGCCTGGATAGTCCGCTTCCTTGTAAACATCCGCCTGAGCCTCGACAGCAGAACCGCGCACAACGTCAACCGACGCGCCACCGGTGTAATTACTGTCGAACACCGTGAGCGTACCGAGCTGGGCGCTGCCAATCGCTCGGCCCGCATCGATACCCCGGCCATGATCCCAACCACGCAAGAACTCAGCGCGCAGATCCGGCAAACGGAAATTGCCTGCGCCTTCGTTGCCCTTGTTGAAAGCAGTCCCGAGATAATCCGACAGATCCGGATAGACGGTGCTGCTCTTTACGCTGCCATCCAGCTCAACAAAGCCTGCCGGCATCTTGTTCAGCGGGAACGACACGACGGTGCCCACAGGCATTGCCGTCGCCTTTGCTATCAGCTCGTCTATTTCAACCGCTGTGTAGGTGTCCTTAATGCCCATCGCGGCCAGTGTGTCCGGGTTATCGCCCGATAGCACGATCCCTCGATTATCGGTCTTGACGCGAGTGAATTGCCCCGCCTGTTTGTCTGCGGGCAGCGCACTTTTTACTGAGTCATCGACGTATTTCCGTGTCGCCAGCACTACCGACGGATCAATCTTTAACTGAATGTTCGACGTGCCGCTGGTGATGATGTGCATCCGCACCACCTGGTTGCGGCCAGAGCCTTGGGCGAGCAGAGGCTTGTAGCTCGGCGCGACGTTGGCCACCGCGCTAAACACGCCGTCCTTGTCTTCAAGGGCCAGTTCACGGATCCACCAGCCGCCGACGTCGGGAGGCAATACCAGCTCGGCAATCAGGACGTTTTCATCGGTAGGTGAGACGAACAGTTGGTTGATCTGAGCGCGATACCGTTGATTGATCAGCTTGGTCTGCGAAGGACTCGGTACCGGGTCGGTGCCGTTGGCGTCGCCAATCAGCATATGGCTCGGCTCCCACGGAATACCGAGGGCGTCGCAGTTGGTTTTCTTGGCGGCGCCCTGCGTCGTCAGCATGCCGCCGAAAATAGAATTCTGATCAACCATGGGGATACACATCCAGTTCGTCGAGGGTGTAAAGGCTTACGCCGCTGTAACCCCGGATCGCGACATCGATGTCCGGGTTGTTCCAGGGGTACACGTCGATTTCATCGCCGTCGTAAACAGCGAAACCAACGAAGGCGTCGAGTTTGGTTTCAAGCACGATGTCGAGACCGGTCAGGTGTCGGGTGAGGGGTTTTGCGTCGTCGATCAGCCAGACCAGTTCCTGGTACATCGCTTCGGTGATGCCGGAGTCGAGAACGCCGATGCGCAAGGCGAAGGTGCCCGGTGTGCCGGGGGGAACGGTCTGCCACCATTCGGCGACCTCGATCAGGTAGCCGAGCGGTTCAACGACCCGGCGCAAAGCGCCGATGGTGCCCTTGTGCGAGTGCACGTAATACGCGGCACGGCAGGCGGCACGCTTGGCGGATTCTGACCATTTGCTGTCCCAGCGATCGACCGAAAACGCCCAGGCCAGATACGGCAATAAGGGCAGGGGACACAGGTCAGGGTTGTAGAGCGTGCGCAACGGAATCGGTACGCGCTGGATTTCTGCCAAGGCCTGCGCGGCTTGGCGCTCCAGTGGTGTCGAATTGCCCGGCAGCAGGGGTTGGTAGGTCATCACTCAACCCCCAATGTCAGTTCCACGTTCGTGCAATACGGCGCCTGGTACTTGGTGGCGACGATGTCTTCCCAGTCTTCCAGCACTACTTTGCGCACGCCCTCGACGTGCAGCGCGGCGTGCACGATGGATTCGGAAACCTCCAGTGCCAGGCGTCGGCGCTGATGCACGAACTGGAGCAACTGGGCTTCGGCTGCTGCGAGGACCAATTCGGTTTCCGGGCCGTTGCTCAGCGGGTAAATCTTGGCTTTGATCTGGTAATTGATGATCTCCGCACCCTGGACGGTCAGGCGATCCGCGACGGGGCGGCGGTCGTCGTCGCTGAGGTACGTTTTGACCTTGTCGAGCAGTGCCGGCGACGCGGTGCCATCGCCCAGCACGGATTGCACTGTGACCACGGCTTCGGCCGGGGCCGGGCTTTCGGCGGTAGCGTCGGCGACCTGACCGTCAGCGGACCGGGCGTGGAAGATGTAGCTGTTGCGCGGGCCGGCGGTGCTGAGGCCTTCCCATGCCATTTGCGCACGCTCGCGCAGGCTGTCGTCGCTTTCCATTAGCTTGGGGAGGGGCGGCACAGCTGTTGGGTTTGCAGCCTGAATGACCAGGCGCTTCACGTTGAAGTTGGCGGCGAGCTGTTCGAGGTCGGTGCCCTTGGCCAAAGCCAGCATGTTGGCAACCGATGCCTCGTTCACCCGCTGACGCCAGACAGTTTCGCGGTAGGCGTTTTCCTCGAGTAATTTGGTCAGCGGCTCGGACTCCATGCTGAGGCGGGCCGCGATCTCGGCTTGTTCCTCGGCGGGCCAGAGGCTGACGGCGTAGGCCTTGCGCTCGGCGAGGATCTGCTCGTAATCGATTTGTTCGACGATTTGCGGCGCCGGTAGTTGGCCGAGGTCGATGGCGACGAAAGTATTCATACGCTGCCTCCCAGTTGCAGAGGCACGCTCAGGCTCAGCGGCTGGTTGTTGTCGACGATGGTGCCTTCGAACTCCAGCGACGCTTGGCCCTGAAGGTTCGCGCCGATGAACTGGATACGGCTGAGGCTGATGCGGGTTTCCCAACGCATCAGCGCCATGACGGTGGCGGCGTAGACCTGCAAACGGGTGAAGTCATTGAACGGCTGATCCACCAACTCAGGGAGCAGACTGCCGTATTCGCGGCGCATGACGCGGGTGCCGATGCGAGTGGTCAGGATGTCGGTGATCGACTGGGCGATGTGTTCGACCAGGCCGAGGGCTGCGCCGGTTTCTCGGTTCATTCCGGCTTCCCCGTCTTCGCGCCGCCAGGCATGACACCGCCGTGCAGGTGCTTCACCAGACTCATGCCGGCCGCGATGACGTCTTTGGATACGGTGACCATCCCGGTTACGTTCTGGTTGCCGGTTTGGGTGTAATCGCCTTCATGGGTGATCGGGCCAACGATGCGGATGCCGCCATTGCTGGTCAGATTGGTGGTGCCGCCTTCGGCCAGCGTGACGTTGAGGTGGTGCGCGATGCTGTCGTACTCGATGACGGTGCCGTCGCGGTAGGTGCAGCGGTGGAGGCCTTCGCGGTCGCCGTTGGATGGGTTGTGGTCGCTGAATAGGCCTGTCAGTACGATGCCGTTGCCGAGCTGGCCGGATGGGCTCAACAGGATGGCTTGCTCGCCGGCCGTCGGTGGGTTCCATTCGCGATCGGCACCGGCTCGTGGGGCGATCCATGGGAGCCAGCCGGTGGTGAGCGATCCGGTTTTGACCTGGACACGCGGGGGCTTCATCTGGACGGCAGCGATGGTGCCGAGGCGGATGAGGTTTTCGATCAGGCGGGCGAGGGTGGCTAAGTCGTTCATGGCGCCTATGGTGGCGCTCTCGCGCATGCGAGCGCATCAATGAGGTATTGTAGGAAGTCGATTTACACGCAGATTTTGGGTCAGATGTATTAATTATTAGGGATGAAGATATGAATCCAGCTACCAAAATTTCTCTGTCAACAGTGCGCCTAGAATGCTATGGCCAAACAAGTAAAAGCGTGGGTACCGGATATTTGTATGGTTTTCATCTTGAAGAAGACGAACTGTTTCCGGTTCTTGTGACCAATAAACATGTAGTGCGAGATGGAACTCGGCTGAATATTGAGTTCAATGTTATAAAGCAGGGTGATGAAGTCGGTGAGGACGCCTCTGCGAAAAGTGAAGAACGGGTGGCGGTCGTCGTAGATGATTTGGCGGATTTAATAATCAAACATCCAGATGAAGGTGTGGATCTTTGCGTCATACCGATTGGCAACTTTCTGAATTCCATAAAACTTGGCTACGGAATCAAGAACTCACTTATTACGAAAGATTGGCGCTTGCCTGCTGAACTTATTCCGATCATACGTCCGATAGAGACGATTGTAATGATTGGTTACCCAGATGGTCTTTGGGATCAGGTAAATAACAGGCCTCTCGCGAGACGCGGTTTAACAGCTTCGCATGCATTGACACGTTGGAACGGAAAGCGTCAGTTTGTGATTGATGCCGCTTGTTTTCATGGCTCCAGTGGGTCACCCGTGTTCCTTTACGAAGATGGAGTCGTCAGAAATAAGGAGGGTTCGTTTGACCTCGGCACAAGAGCTATACTTTTAGGCACGCTATGGGGTGGGCCGATGGTAAATGCCAAGGGTGAACTAGTTGACGTCGAAGTTCCTACTGCTGTAGATGCTGACTCTGCAAAAAGGCAAATTCCGATTGTCAAGACGATGATGAATCTGGGGTATGTCATTCATGCCGATGCATTGGACGATTTCATTCCGCTGGTAAGGGCGTTTGTCCCTCCTAATTAATATCATGCACCATCATGAGATGCTTTAGTAAACCATCGCGGATCAAATCGAGGTCCGCGTTGGTAAAGCCTAGAATTTCCCTTCTTTCGTACTTCACATCGCGGGCACCACGCTCGGCTCGATCACGCAATCCTAGCTGGTGAACCCGCGCAATATTTGCAATGCGCCCGGTGAAGCCGACGCTGATAGCTTTCCCATCACCATTAACCTTCATAAAGCTAGCCGTGCGCAGCTTTTGAAACATCTTCAATTGCCGTTTCACTCGGCCCTGTTTTCCCCGCAGGTTGCGCTTTTTACGTGGGGCGTACTTGGGGCCGTCCGGATTTTGTTGAGCAATGATTCGTTGTTGCTGACTGCGCCGTAAAGCTTGGCCAATGCTTCGAGCCAATTTGTTGCGCGATGCCGGTTCAAGCTGCCCCAGCAACCCCGCCGCCCAATCCTCCAACGCTTCCAGTCGATCGTTCATTTCGGCAGCACCCATTCACTACCGGTACCCTGCGCGCCAGGTATCCAGTTCGGATCAAGAAAATCCGCAGCCCGTTGCGGCTCGCCAGGGTGTCGAATGGTGGTGTTGCCCTGGTCATCCTTGCCCACCACCACACGCTCGGTCAGCGGCAGCGTCAGGCTCATATCCACTTTGCTGTTGTCGAGAATGTCAGCCTCGAACTGAATGCCGTCAGCGGCTTTGTTCAAGTTCTCCAGCAGTTCGGATTGATGGACGCTCAACCAGCCCAGCAACGGCAACATGACGCTGTCTGGATGGCCGGCGAAGTCGGTGAGGATGACCTGTAAGTCGAAGCTGTACTCGAACGACAGCGACTGCGCGGCGGTGCAGCGGATCTTGCCGTTGTCGATGAAGATCAACAGTCGGTCGGGGTTGTGCTTGAGTTCGGCCACGGTGGCGAGCAAATGGGCTTTCAGGCTGTCGGGCTTGTTCATGGTTGGGCCTGCTGGTGTTGGTAAAGCATGTCCACTTGGCTCGCACAGTCTGCCCACGCGGCCTCGACGCGATCCTGATCGGTGAGCTGATCGCCGTTACTGCGTGGGCTGGTCGCCGGCAGCGTGCAAGGCACCACGGCCGGACAGCCACTGACGATAAGCGTCGGCGCCGGTGAAGGCGGGGCGCTCGCGCAGCCGGCGAGCAGCATCAGGCAAAAGCTGGGCAGCCCAATCACGTAGGTCGGCGTTTTCACGTTTCAGAGCCTCAATGGTGAGTTCGCGCTTTGCCAGGCCTTGGCGCAGCTGATCCTGTTGCGCGCGCAGGGTGGTCTGGGCGTTGCGTTCCTGTTGCAGGGTGTCGCGCAACGCGTTGGCGTTCGCGAGGTTGTGCTCGGCTTGTTCTTGAGCGCGGCTGGCGTCTTTCTCGGCCAGCCGGGTTTCCTTATTCGCCCCGCTGATGCGCAGCTCCTGGTTCCAGATCAGAAGTCCGAGCGCTGCAAGCAATGCAACGCCGAGCAAGGCCTGCCGCAGGATGCTCACGCCCGGTACCAGCCAAGCTGATTCATGTCGCCGATGTCCATGTGTTGGATGGGGCCGCGCACGATGATGACTTTGCGCTGAGGGTTCTGGATGCGGAGCGCGTCGCGCAGCTGCACCATGTCGTGCTGATCGCTGTTCTCTGGCACTACCAGCAGATCACCGTCCTGCACATTCAGCCGCTGCACCGCGTCGAAGTCGATCATGCCGCCACCGCCTGCCCGCAACCGCAGTCGTCGTGCCGTTCGTAGGCGCGCTGAAGTTTGATGTCGTACAGGTTTCGCTGGTAGTCCGGTCCGTTGTAGAGCTTGGCGAACTCGGCCCATTTGCGGCCCTTCAGTGCCTTGTGCAGCACCGGATCGGTCTCGATGAAACGGACGAACGCGTCGAATTGCTGCGATTCTCCCGCGCTCATGGCGGCGACAAATTCCTGCACACTGTTGTAGCCCAGGCGCTGCCAGTGAAAGCCCATGATCTGGAACGCACCCCATGACGCGGATTCCAGCGCGGCGGTGTCATCGATCAGGCGAGCGGTCGCCAGGCGCTGGTGTTCGGCGCTGCCGCCGGCATAGCCGCCGGATTTCGGATTGACGATGGCCGGGTTGATTGCGGCCAACTGATCAGCGTGGAGTTTGAGCGCGGCGGGGTCGTCGCCTTCGTGCCGAACCTTCGTCAGTTGGCGATACATGATGTGTCGTTCGAACAGGATCACAGGTTTGCCATTATCGAGAAAGCCACTGCCTTTCGATTCAACTTCATTGACCGCATAGACGCTGGCCAGCGGCACGTTGAGGCGCTCGGCGGCGTTGACCAGGTCGGCGTTTTTCAGCAACTGCTGGCAGTCGGTGCCGGTGAGCGCGCTCAGTGTTTTGCTGCCGGCGACGCCATCAGCCACCAAACCAATCTTGATTTGATAGGCGCGCACGGCATGTTCCGTGGCGTCGCCGTAATCACCATCGACGTTCAGTTTGGCGCCGTGTTGGTTGAGGCTCTTTTGCAGATTGCGCACCGCTTGCGAGCGGTCACCGTGGCGAAGTGTGGTCATAGCTGTTCCACCTTGCGGTTGAAAATCTTCTTGGCGGCTGCGCGAGTGCCTTCGACACCGAGCAGGCCAATCACACCACCGAAGAAAGGTGCGGTGCTTGCCGGAATCCCCAGCAGTGACAGCCCGTGACTGGCGGACAGAGCGAGTGCGCCGCAAAGGGGAGCCTCGATCACCATCCGCCGCACGGTGCCGCCGCCATAGATCACGCGAAGGCTCGCAATGATCACGGCCAGCAGGCCGGAGTAAATGGCGGGCCAGTTCTGTTCGAGCCAGGCGGCGAGCCAGGCCCAGGTGTCGGGACGGTCAGGCATGCGTTTCATTCCATGGTC